AGGCAAGGGTACAGTCTGCAAAACAGTTCCACAAGAAGGCTTTTGATCAAATGAAGGCTGATATGGATGCTGCATATAAGGGATATGCAGACAAAAGTTGGGATGATGAAAAATACGTTGCAAATATCCTCCAGAGACACGTTCAACAGCGAACTGCGGCACTCTATGCCAAGAATCCAAAGCCTGTAGCCCAGAGAAGACGTAGGTTGGATTATAATATATGGGACGGAGACCCAAAATCACTGGCAATGGCCCACAGTGAGATTAAGGCGGCCCAGCAGAATAAGTTCCCTCCACGCCCCCTTGCTATGCAGCTTGTGAAAGAGTATGAGGAAGTCCAGGGGCAAAGGAAAATGATGGATAAGGTATCAGAGTCGTTGGAGCTTCTTTTTGATTATTACATGAATGAGCAAAGACCTACCTTTAAATCACAAATGAAAGGCTTAGTCAGGAGAGTTATTACTACTGCAGTGGGTTATGTCAAAGTTGGATACCAAAGGGAAATGGACAGGCTACCAGAGATTTCTGTTAAAATGTCTGATATTCAAACTCAGGTTGATCATTTACGCAGAATTGCTGCAGAGGCAGAAAAGGGAGATATTAGTGACGATGATGCAGAAATGGAAGAACTTTTGCTCTCGCTTAAAAGCCTGCAGGAAGAACCTCTGATGACAATACAGGAAGGACTCCTTTTTGACTTCCCTGAATGCGATGCAATTATAGTAGACCCCATGTGTAACCAGCTCCGGGGTTTCGTGGGAGCAACGTGGGTTGCACATGAAATGTATCTCTCTCCAGAAGAAGTGATGGAAATTTATGATACGGACATCAAACAGAAATACATGCAGTACGATACGAAAGGTAGGTTGACAGGTTCCCAAAATCCACATTCCGGTTATGAATTTGATGGAATGACTCCAGAGGATATGCGTGGGGGGCTTGCGCTGATATGGGAAATTTATGATAAAAACTCAGGCTTAATGTATGTGGTATGTGATGGACATAATGACTTCTTGAAGGAACCTACTGCACCACCAATTAAATTGGAATCGTTCTGGCCCATCTTTTCGTTGTCATTTAATGAGTGTGAACATAAAGATAATTTATATCCACCTTCTGATATAAAGCTGTTAGCTCCAATGCAACACGAATACAATCGTGCCAGGCAAGGACTGAGGGAGCATCGCAGAGCAAACAGACCAAAATATGTCGCTCCTGCAGGTATGCTGGAAGATGCAGATAAGGCACTTCTTAGGAATCCTCCTGCAAATGCAGTCCTGGAATTGAATGCCCTGTCTTCAGGTCAGAAAGTGGATGATGTACTTCAACCTGTAAAACAAATTGGCATTGATCCAAATTTATACGAAGTTTCTTCTATTTTTGATGATGTCCAGTTAGTTGCAGGCCAGCAGGAAAGTACATACGGTTCTATTTCTAAAGGTACTGCAACAGAGGTTTCAACTGCAGAAGCAAGCAGGATGTCTGCACTTGGAGCAAATGTTGATGATTTGGACTCATTTATGAGCGAAATCACAAGAGCTGCAGGTCAGGTGCTACTGCTTGAAATGTCACCGGAAGAAGTAAAAAGAATCGTGGGGCCAGGTGCAAAATGGCCTGAGTTTAACAGGGAAGATATATTAAATGAAATATTTCTTGAAATTGAGGCAGGATCAACAGGCAAACCCAATAAAGCAGCCGAACTGCAAAATATTGAGCGTATAATTCCCTTCTTGATACAAATACCGGGTATTGACCCAGGTTTTCTGGCAAAAGAATTACTTAAAAGACTTGATGACAAGATGGAATTTTCTGAGGCAATTACAGGGGGTTTCCCTTCAATTGTTGCCCAGAATCAGCTTCAAGGCGCAAGAGAAAACGTGCAGAGGGGTGGAGAAGCCCCTGAAGCACAAGGCGGTAGGGGGAGAGGTAATGCTCCCCAACCAAGCCCTAGAGGTGGGAGGAAAGGTCTACCTGCAGGGTAATTAATATTAACCTATAAACTAAAGGACGGTATGGCTGAAGAGCTAAATGAAATGGAATCGTCCCCCATTTCCGAAGAACAAGTTGTAGACGAGTCTTCCACGACAGAGGGAGAAGAAACATCTTCGTCAGATGTTGCGGAAGTTGAAACTGAGCAATCACTTCTGGATGTAGTGCAGGATGCACTGCCAAAGGAAGAGGTTGTTGAAGAGACAGCTTCTGAAGAGATAAAAACCGAGGAGGAATCGGAATATCAGTCCGAAACTTCAGCAGAGGCAGTCGAACCTCAAGCTGAAATGGATGATTGGTCAGACGTTCCTTTTAATAAGCATCCAAGATTCAGAAAACTCATTGCCGAAAAAAATGAGCTAAAAAAACTTTCCGAACAGTTCCAGGGAGATTCTGAACAATATCAAAAGATCGTGGATTTTATAGGTAGTAATAACCTCACTGCAGATGATGCGGCAGAGGGATTCAGGATTATGTCATTAATAAAGAACAGTCCTGAAGATGCCTACAAAATCCTACAAGGTCATTTGAATAATATGAATCGACTAACTGGGAAAAAACTGCCGAAAGATATTCAAGGTAGACTTGATGACGGTTATCTGGACGAGGATGCTGCAAAAGAGCTTAGTCAAACGAGGGCTAAATTGGCGCAGGAACAGCTTTTACGCAAACAGGAACATGAAAATGCGAAAAAAGCTCAACATGCATCAACGAAGAAAAGGGCAAATGCCCAACTGAATCACTTGAGAAAAGTGGTGAAAGATTGGGAGGAAGTCACTCGAGGCTCTGACCCGGATTTTACTCTCAAACAAGAAGAGATCAATGACCGTGTGGTAGCGTTGGTGAATGAAAGAGGTAGACCTGTAACATCACAACAGGTATTAGGTATCGCAAATGATGCTTATGAAACTGTTAATGAACGGTACAAGTCTCGCATTCCTTCTCGCCAGCCTATTCGCACATCAACAGGTGGAAAACTCGGGGGGACTCCGCATGCGGAGCCTGGAAGTCTAAAGGATGTAATTTCTAGAACACTTTCAGAATCTGTGGCGTGATTCTCACCATAATTAAGGAGCTATTAAAATGGCAGCATTAACAACTGCCGAACTTGACAATGTGACAAATGCGGCCCTTGACTTTTATATAAACAAGGGAACAGTGTATGCACAGAGTTTGCAAGACAAACCTCTCTTAGCCGCAATAGAAAAGAACTCAAAAACTTTTCCAGGAGGCCGGGGAGATGTCAGTTTGGCTGTAAAGGGCAACTATACAACTACAGTCGAGGGCTATTTAGCCACCGATACTGTGACGTATCAAACGCCCACAAACATAGAACGTGTGAATTACACGTGGAAAGAACATCACGCTGGAATTTCAGTTACTTTAACTGAACTAAAGCATGATGGCATTTCTGTAACGGATAGTACAACCGGAGAAAATACTACTTCTCATGGAGGCCGTGAGGCCACCATGCTTGCAAATATCCTTGAGGATAAACTCGATGATATGATGGAAGGGTATAGCCGGGGGATGAATACTTTCCTTTATGGAGATGGAACTGCAGATGCAGATGCCTTTGACGGCATCAGGTCGTTTCTACCTGATGTAGCAGGAGCATCAGGAGTACTCGTAGGTGGATTAAGCACCTCCGCAAATTCCTGGTGGAGACACCGTGCAGATGTTGGAATTAACGCAACCTCAACTGGTCAGGTATTAACTGACTTCCTGCATAAGGAAATGAGGCAGCTTCGCAGATATGGGGGAAGACCAACCATAGCAGTCTGCGGAAGTGCGTTCCTGGATCAGCTCACAACTGAGCTGAAAAACAAGGGTAATTATACCCAAACAGGTTGGTCTGGTGGAGGTAAATCCACCGACATTTCATTGGGAGATATTCATTATGGAGGACTTAAATTCCAGTATGATCCATCCCTTGATGACCTCACCATTTCTGGTCAAGACCCTTCAAAAAGATGTTATATAATTGATCCAACGAAATTATATATGCATTATATGGAAGGGGAAAAGATGGCTAGACACTCACCAGCTCGTCCTCACGATAGTTATGTTATCTATCGTGCGATTACGACAACCTGCGTGATGTGTGCTACCCAACTCAACTGCCACGGTGTTTACGAAATTCAGTAGACCCTGGCTTAAATCCGGCAACCCATTAAGGTGGGTTGCCGTTTCAAAGGAGAAATAGTTATGGAGAATATGTACCGAGTTAAGGTGGCTCTGGCTGGGGATGTTAGGCATATCGTTATGAAGAATGGTGTGTCAGTACCGGAATTGGCTATACTAAGGAGCATTCATAGTGATTCTGCAATATCCGATATTACTTTAACTGCAAAAGAAAACTACGATTCAGACTCAGAAAGGGAACGTCTGGGTAAAATATATGGTGCAGATAAGGTGGTAAAATTATTTAATGCCTATGGTGACTTGCCAATGGATATTAAAAAATTAAAGATTAATCCCGCACTTATGGCACAAACGGAACCGATAGGGACATTCCCTAAAGGTAAAAAGAAAACAGAACCAGAACCAGAAACAGAACCTGTATAGGTAACTATGGCACGAAATACAACACTTCAGGTACTGCTTGATGATCTAAGGTCTGAGGCAGGTCATGCAATATCTGCCAGTTTAGGTCAGGCAACAGAACAGATGATGTTGAAACTGCTTAACCGTGTGCAAAGAAGGCTATGGGAGGATTTTAGCTGGCCTTTTTTGCATACACAAAAGGATATTGTCCTGCAGGCAGGGCAAAGATATTATAATGTTCCCAGTGGTATAACCCTGGAAAGAATAGAAACTGCCAGTTTTAAATATGGTGGTGCATGGGCGAGGATAAAATATGGTATTGATCCATCTCATTACAATCAATATGATTCTGACAGGGATACAAGATCATGGCCCATTATGCGTTACAGGGCATACGGTGATGTAGAGGGGCAGGTTGAAGTCTGGCCTATTCCTTCAAACAACGGTGATGCATCAACTGGAGAAGGTACTCTCAGGCTGAAAGGTGTGAAGAACCTGAACCCACTCTCTGCAAAAACAGATACTGCAGACCTTGATGACCAGCTAATTGTATTGTTTGCTGCAGGAGAGTTGCTGGCACGACAAAAAAGTGCTGATGCACAAATGAAATTGATGCAGGCAAATCAACATTATTTGAGAGTGAAGGGTAGGTTATCAAAAGGTGAGCCAATTGTTTTTGGAGATGTAGAACCGGATAGGTATAGATCAAGAGGCCCAATCCCGATTGCTAGAGTTTCATAATGCCTTATGTACTTGTCGGAGACTTTAAAGGTGGAATTGATACCAGACGGACTGTTGTAACATCAGTCCCTGGAACTGCAGTTTCATTAACAAATGCACATATCACAAGAGGTGGGGAAATTGAGAAAAGAAGGGCATTTAAGTTGTGGGCAACATTACCTGACAATACACATGGATTAGCCGCAGGAGGAGGCCGAGTGTTTGTTTTTGGAAGTGAGGATGTTACACTGCCAACAACACTGCCTGCAGGTCTTAATTATGTCAGGTTCCAGCATCATTTATTTGCCACTTCAGATATTGCTTCTCTTTCTTGCACTACTGCCAATGGCGATGCAACCATAACCACGACAACTACAGCGAATCTTGTGCCAGGAATGAGAGTAAGTAATGTAACTGGAACTGGAATCCCAACTTCTCCTGTTCCTACAATAAAAGAAGTTACGGATGGAACTCATTTTGAAATATCTGCAAATGCAACTGCAACTGAAACTGTTAATCTAGCCTTTGATTTTACTGAAGCTCAAATGACAGCAATTTTGGGAAAAGATTTTTTTGACGGAAAAGTATATGCATCAGTGCAGTTCACGGATGGTGTAATAAGCCATTATTGGGATGGATATACTGATACTGGCACACCAGCAGTTTCTCCTACAAACAGAATTGACGATTGGTATGAGGGCAGGGCAAGAACCTTTTTAACGGTAACAGGAGGGACTGCAACTGCAACTGCCGCAACTGCAGATTTTACTGTAACAGGTGGAGGATCAATTCCAGGTAATAACTTGAAAAACCTGCGTATAAATGATATTGATATTTTAACTGGCCCAATTGCACATACAGGTAGTAACGACACAACTGGAGCTGCAATTGCAGCAGCAATAAATGCCCTGACCTCTACACCCAATTATACTGCCTCTGCTGCCTCTGCCGTTGTTACAATTACTGCAGTAACAAGAGGAACAAGCGAGAATGGATTGGCAGTAACTTCTGAAATGGAAGGTACTTTTACAGCTACTGCCGATGGTACTCTTACAGGTGGAGAGGATAATGCAGTAACTGTCCTTACTGTAGATGGAAAAACAATTATTTCAAACCCTATAATCTGGGAAATTTCGCATTCATATACTGCCTCAAAAATCAAGGATGAGATTAATGCAACATTTACTGATCCAGAATGGGAAGCAACAAGCCCGGAAACCTCTGCAAATGTGAATATTATTGCAAAAAGTGCAACAGGTTCTGCTACCTTTCACAATGATTTAGTTCTTGGCCTTACTGCTTCAGGGAATATGACAGTTACTAATGGAGGAATTACTTCAGGAGGACAGGATTATACAGGTTCAACACCTCCATTCTGGCCCCCAGGAGCTTTTGTTCGTGTCTTTGATAACCAGATGCATTCATTGAGTGATGATTCTTGGCACACAAGCGCACTTGAAGACCCTACTAGCTGGACTTCCGGTACAGGGGAAAGTTCTAGTTTTAGAATTTTATCCAATCACTCAAGAGGTGCAGAGGAACTACTGGCAATTGCTCCCTATTTCGATAATCTTGCAGTTTTTGGTAAGGATGTGATCCAGATTTGGAGTACAGACCCAACACCTTCCAACTATTCCAGGGTACAGATTTTAAATAATACTGGAACCATTGCAGAGAAATCCGTGGTTGAAATTGGAGACTCAGACGTATTTTACTTATCAAGGTCAGGTATCCGTTCCCTGAAAGCAAGGGATTCTTCCAATGCTGCCTATGTGGGTGACATCGGTAATCCCATTGATACACTTATTAATGATGCAACGGCTGAGTTACAGGAAGGAGTAAGAGGTGCAACTGGAATAGTTGATCCGAGAGATGGAAGATACTTATTGGCACTTGGAGATAAAGTTTATGTTTTTAGCTATTTCCCATCATCAAAAATTTCTGCATGGTCTGTATATGAACCAGGATTCACAATTACGGATTGGGCATTTGATGGAACGGAACTACTTTGCCGTAGTGGAAACAATATTTACAGTCTCGGTGGCGTAGGAAACGATGAATATGATACCTCAACTGTAACTGTACAATTACCTTTTCTTGATGCAGACAAACCTGCCACATCAAAAATGTGGACAGGGTTGGATGCAGTCTGCAGTAGTGATTGGGTGATTTCAGTAGGTACTGATCCAACAGATATTACAGTATATGAAACTGCTGCAACAATAAACAAACCAACTTATGGTATGGGAAGGGTTAGTCTGTCATCGGCTTCCTCACATATTGCCTTGAGGATGGAAAATAGCAGGGCTGGTGCGGCAACACTAGGCAATATTGCAGTACATTATGAGTTAAATGAGGCAGGATAATGAAAATATACACTGAAATTAATTATATTTGGTCTGAAGAAGAGGGTAAACTTGTTGAGACAAGCTCCAAGTCCTACGAATATTCGGGGCCAATGACTCTCTGTCACGAAAGGAAATTTTATGGAGCAAATATCCCCCATTCCCATAAAAACTACTACGAAAGCCTCTTTGGAGCAAAAGATGAAGAGCCAGACCCAGCAGCAGCAGAGGCCGATTATCAGGCATGGTTGAAAGGAGAAAAGGAGAAGGCCAAGGCAGCACTTGATAAGACTTTTTTAAAATATGATTTGGATGATCCTGATTTTAAGTATGGTGATTCTATCAGGGAAAAATATATGGATTTTGCGATGGATTCTCCAATCACAGGTATCCGTCCACAAAGAAAGAAAGCCCTTGGTGATTTGGTTGCTGCATTGAATCGTCAGGGATTAGAAAAAAGCTCGGTGGCAGTCAACAGGGAAGCACTGGCAAAAAAACTATATGCAGATGCCCAGGTGAAGGCAGCCCTCACAGGAGACCGAACAGCAAACAAAGTGAAAGGAGATTTAATAGCCGTAAAACAAAAAGCCCTGGATGCAATTAATGCTTCTTCAGACCCTGGTTCAGAAGGTTCTATGGCTGCAACTTCGGCAGCTTTGGCAACTGATCCGGGTAAGTTTAGTGCGATGCATGATGTGTTTGCAAAACTGACTGAAGGACTTCTTGTTAGGCAGGAAGTAGAGCAGAGAAAAAGACAAAATGACTTGTATAAAATGTATTTCCCCCAATATTCTGGAAGTGGTAAAATAATACCCTAGAGGTAAATAATGGCATTAGACAAACAACAACTGCAGG